TAATATGAAAGGCCACCATGGCAAACTTAAGTGACATCGTAAATGTCAGTATTTCTCTAAATACGACTGGCGTAGAAAGGGCGGATTTCGGGACACAAATTATTGTCGGCCCGACTATGGCCTTCGCAGCCCGTGTGCAGTCTTACACGCGCTATGACGATGCTGTACTGGCTGGACTGCCTGAGCCAATGCTTAAGGCTGTACAGGCGGCATTCTCGCAAACACCTCACCCGCGTCAGGTCAAAGTTGGACGCCGCAAGGTTGGCACTGCAATTGTAAATATTGTGGCTGCAAACCTTACTACCTACACCATCACGGTGGCCGGTACTTCACCAGAGGTTTACACGTTCACTAGCGATGTAACTGCAACCGCTGCCGAAATCGCAACCGGCTTGGCTTTGGCTATCACTTCGGACACTAACGAAACCCTGACTGCTACAGTGGTTGGCGATACCGTTTCGCTGGCTTGGATTAGTCAATCTAACCTGCAAGGCGTTACGCTGGGCTCTAACTTGTCTTGGGGTGCATTCACCACGGTCGATAGCGTGGCCTTGGATATGGCTGCTATCGTGCTGGAGGACAATGCTTGGTATGGCTTGATTAGCTCTGACCGTACAAAACAGGTACAGCTTGATTTTGCAGCTTGGACTGAGACGCAAGAAAAGCTGTTTGGCATGGCAAGCGACGAAGCTGCTATTTTGACCAATGGCGTGGCCACTGACGTGATTAGCGTGATGAAAGATACGCGCTATTACCGCACCTATGCGGCCTATAGTGCTAACGCTGCTACGCAGTACCCGGATGCGGCTTGGATGTCGGCGGTGTTTCCACTGCAACCCGGTTCTGAGACTTGGGCATTGAAAAAGCTTGGTGGCGTTACACCTGACAAGCTGCCAGCGACTGACCGAAACACCATTCTAGGTAAGGGCGGCAATACTTTCGAGTATTACCAGACTCAGATCGCACTGACCAATCCCGGTAAAGTGGCGGCAGGGGAGTGGATTGACGTTATCCGTGGCCGTGACTGGTTGAAAGATTTGATCCAGACCAACATGGTCATGATGATGATTAATCGCGCTAAGGTGCCTTACACCGATGCGGGTATTCAACTTTGCGTCACTAACCTGCGTAAGTCTTTGCAGCAAGGCGTGAGCGTTGGTTATATCGCGCCTGATGAAATCGACGCCGATGGCAATACCGTTCCCGGATTTGTTATCACTGCGCCCATCTCTTCTGAGATTGACCCATTGGTCAAAGCCTCTCGCGTGCTGACATTGGACTTCTCGGCCCGTCTGGCTGGGGCTCTGCATGTGGTTCAAATTAATGGTGCCGTAGGGTACGAGATTTAAGGAATAAAAAATGGCAACTACTTACGACCCAACTAAACTTACCGTTATTGTCGGTGGCGTTATCGTCTCGGGCTTTATTGATGGCGACTTTATTACCGCAAAACGTGACGAAGACCTCTACATGAAGCGCGTTGGCGCTGATGGCCACGTCGCCCGTGCTCGCAATGGCAATAAGTCTGGCTCGATTGAAATCAAACTGCTGCAAAGCTCGCCAGCGGTTAATGAACTGTCTGCACTGGTGGCGCTTGATAACTTCCTGTTTGATGGTGACATTCTGATTCCAATCCAGATCGTATCGCCAGGTGATGGTGCTGAACTGGTGGTTTCCACTCAGTCGTGGCTCAAAACCCCGCCTGAGATTGTCTTTGGCAAAGAAGTCGGCGAGCGTTCTTTCCTGTTCGATTGTGCTGATTTGAAACTGTCACTCGCAGGCACCTAATCTCTGGGGTGTGCGTTGGTCCGTCATGATTCGCTCTGACGGGCTTTTTTTCGTATAATTGAAACAAATACACATAAGGAAAAACGATGCACCCAGAAACAATTATTATCGGCCAGTCTGAATACACGGCGATGAAGATGAATGCGTTTGACGCTAACAAGATTCTGTTGCGTTTGAATAAAGTCATCTTGCCTGTCATTGGTGGTTTGACCAAGGGAAAAGGCTCTGTCAATCTGTTGGATGCTGATTTGAGTGAGGTGACTAATATCCTTGCTGAAAATCTCACTGAAGAAGTGATGGATTCGATTGTGTTCCCGATGTTTGCAAATTCGCGGGTTTACTTTATTGAAAAGAAGATTTTCATTAAAGATGCGATGGGTGTAAACCAAGCGTTTACCGCCGATAACCTGTTTGACTTTTATGAGCTAATCTGGGAGGTTCTTAAATTGAACTTTGCAGTTTTTTTCAAAAAAGCGGCGGGGAACTTTGGGAGCCTAACCGCCGGGGCTCAAACTCAAGCGGCGAAGCCCCCGGCAAATTAAGAGCTGACCTAGAGTCTGAGCTTTGGATATGGCGTCCTATATTGGCAAAGAAAACCACGATCACAGAGGTGAAGGATGGGACGGCTAGCGTTGAAGATTTGATGAAGTTGAATGCTTTAATGGATATGTCGGATGCTTATCAAGATCAGGCGATGAAAAAGAAAGATTGAATATATGGCAGTTGTTAGAGAGTTGATTACCCGTTTGGGCTTTGGCGTAGATCAGGGAAGCATGAACCGTGCCGAAGGCTCTATTAACAAGCTGTCAGGTATGTTATCAGGATTGGCTGCGTTTGCTTCGCTACGGGCTTTGGCCGCTGTTGGCGATTCGATGCAATCTCTAGAGGCTCGTATTGGGATGCTGCCTCAGACTATTGGTGATGTAGGCGTGGCCTTTGACACTATCGCCGGTCGGGCATCAAATGCCAAGCAATCAATCGACGCCTATGGTGAGTTTTACGTCAAGGCTGGTAACGCAACTCAAGATTTTATTCACACTCAGGAAGAGCTTTTAAACATCGTTGACGGGGCTGCATTTGGATTGGCTGCTAGTGGCGCTGGAGCTGTCGCTCAATCGCAAGCGTTTTTCCAGCTTGGCCAAGCCATCGGCTCGCCGATTGTCCAAATGGAAGAGATGAATACTCTGATTGACGTAGCGCCTGATCTATTCCGAGAACTTGGCAAGCAAATTCCGGGCGCTGAAGGTAACTTGAAAAAGTTCATTGGAACGGGTAAAGTTACCGGGAAAATGTTGGCTGAAGGATTGACAAAAGCGGCTGTCATTTTTGAAGACAAAATGCGCAAAATGCCAATGACAATTGGCACGGCGACAACCTTAATCGGTAATGACTTTAAAAAGATGGTGGCGCGTCTTAATCGTGAGTCTGGTGTGATTACTGGAATTGCCGAATTCATGGCAAGTGGATTCAAGAAGATTGAAGCCAAGTTCAATGCGTTTATTTCATTCGTTGGCGGTGGCACTAACGCTTTGAAAGTATTTGGCATTGCTTTGGCTGCTTTGCTCGGACCTATCGCGCTTGGTGGCTTGCTAAGTGTGCTTGGAGCCATCCTGTCACCGGCTGGCCTTGTCGTGGCTTCGCTTGTCTTGCTTGGCCTAGCCATTGATGATATTTACACCTACATGGAAGGCGGGCAGTCACTGTTTGGTGACTTCCTGAAAGACTTGAAAAATGGCGATGCTATAACAACTGTTTTGACGGCTGGCCTTGTAGCTGCTACGGCTCAGTTTGGTTATGTTGCTGTTGCTTACGCTGCCATGTGGGCAAAAATGCGTATTACGGCCTTGCTAGAGGGTGCGCGTGTTGCTGGGGCTTGGCTTATGGCAATGGGGCCGACTGGCTGGGCTATTGCTGCTGGCGCTGGGATTGTGTTGGGTATAGGGGCTTTAATGAACCATGTAAACAGCACAATTGCAGAAGAGAAAGGCAAACCTAGAGTGGGGCCGGGTAGCGTAAGCCCTAGAACTTTACTGCCTAACCTCGCGCCAGCGTCACCCACTGCGCCAGCTTTCCATCAAACAAACAATTTCACCATGCCGCCCGGTACGCCTCAAGAGCATATCAATTTGCTTGAAAAAGGCGCGGTTAATATTCTTGGTCGAGAGACTGAGAAAATGGCGCGTGATATGAATGCACAGGGTAATTAAATGATAGGTTTTTACTACGGCGGGCCAACTTCCAGCACTAAAGTGTTTGGAGGAATCGCTTCTATTGACTTTGATGCTACGCTTGACGAATTGCACGACTGGCGCAATGAAGTTACTCAAAACCCGGTAGAGTCTGGATCTCCAGTCACTGACCATGTGATTGAGCGCTCTGACCGTTTGAAACTAACAGGCACCATCACAAACAGCCCGTTACGCGGTGAATTTGCTGGGCGGTACTTTGGTGGCGATAACGAATCACCACGCATTCAGACGGCTTTTGATGCCATTCGTGAGCTGTTTAAATCGCGTGATGTAGTAGTTGTCTACACCAAGCACGCAATTTATACCGATATGGTGATCGAATCCGTTTCAATCCCGCGCAATGCTCAGATTGGCGAAGAGGTTCAGTTTACGATGGAACTTGTAAACGTCCGTTTTGTTGATACTCAGTTGGTAAAGTTGCCACTTGGTATTAGTGCTAAGAAGGATAAGAAGGCAGGCGGGTCTGGTGGCGCGACTGCAAAGAAGGCTGAACCACAAAAGACGGCTGGGCAGAAAATGCTAGATGAAAATTACAAGACTCGCGGTAGTGCAACTAGCATTCTGAAAAAGGTGCTTCAATGATTCTCGCTGAAATCCCACTATTGCCAGATACAACTGACCAACTGATTGACGTTGTTTTAAGTGATAACCCGTACACTTTGCGCATTCTTTGGAATGAAAAGTACGGCTATTTTTCGCTGTCAATTTACGCTCGGGATGGCGCTGTCATTCTCGAGAATATCAAGATGGTGAAAAACTACCCGCTAATTGGACGGTTTAAAAATACGCTGTTGCCAATTGGTGATTTGTATTTTATCGACAACAAAAACAAGCATTCACGCGCACTTTATGAATCAGTCGGAACGGGTGATTATTCGCTGGTTTATTATGTGCCTGATGTTGTAGCGTCTGAGGTTGTAGTTATTACGCCATTGGCGGCTGTTAGTGGCTCGATCTGGGACAGCGGACTCACTGTATTCGATGGCGGCAAATCGGTATGGGATGGTGCTTAAATGGCTTTATTTGACCGTGTAGCATCGTTAGCCGTTGGCAAGCCTGACGGTAAAGCCGTGGAGATTCGTGATCTACGGTTTTCGTTCTCGATTGAAAAGGGTTCGATTGATACGCCTAATTCGTGCACCTGTCGCATCTACAATTTAAATAAAGACTCACGCGCTTTGGTCGAGACGGTTAACAACATCCTGATTTTGAAGGCTGGTTACAAACGCGACGTTGGCGAGATTACCATCTTCACCGGTACAGTCACGCGTGCTTTGACTCGCATTGAAGGCGCTGACTCTGTAACCGAGTTGGAAATGTCAGACGGTGGCGCTGAATACAAAGACACAAAGACTTCTTTCAGCTTTGCTCCGGGTGTATCTGCACAGCAAGTTTTGAGCAACATTGCCGCCACTTTTAACCTGCCTATTAGACCATTGCCAAAAGAGATATCCACTAAGACCTATCCTGACGGCTTCGCCTTCATTGGCCGGTCACGCGAAGCCATGAAAAAGGCTTGTGACTTTCTTGGCCTTGAATGGTCAATCCAGAATCGTGAATTGCAGATCCTTAAACAAGGCAAGGCAGTTGATATGCAAGCCTTCGTGCTATCGCCTGATACCGGGTTGATTGAGTCACCAGAATCAGAGCATAAGATTTACTCAGAAAAGACAGCCGCTAAAAAAGGATTCACAGAGAAGCAAAAAGGCGTGCGCGTGACTTATGGCGAGACCGAAGGCGGCAAGAACGAAAAGAAACTAGAAGTCCAAGGCTACCGCGTTAAAAGCCTTTTACAGCCCGCATTGCAGCCGGGTGGATATGTTCGCTTGGATACCCGTGGAATTGATAAAGAGTTTTTCAGGGTTGAAACCGTAACCCATTCTGGCGATACTCACGGCGCTGACTGGTTTTCTCAGTTGGTGTTGAGATACGTGTAATGGTGGGGTGGCCGGTACTGATTTCCGGCATGGCTTCTTTCTGTTGCTCAAGACAACATGGTCTTACCTGACTAGCGCATCAGCCTGCGCATTCGCCCCATAAATATTGATGATGTCTCCGACTTTACTGGAGAACGCGTTTATCGTGACCCTCGCGGTTTCGATGCATCTCTGCCGATCTTGGTAAAACGCTTCACATTATTGGGTGCCGGGAACCCCCAGCATTGCCCTCACCATCAATCATAAGCCCTGACTTTACCCATACCAATTAAAACATGGCAAGGCTCATGATTGATAGCCGCATGGTTTCCACATGCGCCCACTTCGCTTTTAAGTCTGCGTGTCCAAGACTTTGATGGTTGCCGATTACGCCGTTAAGCGTTCTTGCGTCCGTTTGTTTACCCGTGTACTTTGGCAAACGTGTACTATCTATACCAAGCCATCAAGTAAGCGGGCTGGGCTTGATTCCAGCTAAGTTGCATTACGGCATATTCCACGGTTTTGTTGTGCGGTTTCTCCCCGCATCGAATTTGGCTCTAGAACCATTAACTACTCTCGCTAAAGAAGCATCAACTTACTGCCACGTTGCGTGTCCATCCACGCCGCCGCTTACTTGATAGCTGCCAATTACGTTGGCAATTCGGCTACCTGATAACCTTGTATAACCGGGTGCGCATCGGCCTATGGATTGAAGTTTACAGCCATTTCACTAATAAATTCAATTTTGTCAAAATAAATTTATGGGCTAAAATGTGTTATATGGCAGAAAATAACGACTTTATCAGCGCACTAAAAAGCATGGTAGACGGTCGTCTGCATGAAATCAATACAAGCCTGCCGGGTGTGATCACTGGTTACGCCAATGGCCGCGCCAGTGTGCAGCCTACGCCTAAACGACGCTTCGCTGATGGTGATGTCTTGACATTCCCAATCCTGCAAAACGTGCGGGTTTGCTGGCCTAGCTTTAGTGGCGGGTCGGCGGGTGTTAAGGGGCCGATTAAACCGGGTGATAAGTGCCTTTTGGTGTTTGCACAACAAGCGGTTGACGGTACGGATGATGCTCGCCGGTTTGATATTTCAGACTCTTATTGCATCCCGTGCGACCTTGGCAGTGCTGGCGCTGGTGATAGTGGCAATAATGCCGACTTAACGGTGTTTTACGGGCCTGCGTCTATGCGCCTTACCGCTGGTGGTGCTTTGCTGATTACAGCGCCGGGAGGGGTCACTATTGAGACGCCTAGCACGACTAATACCGGGACACTAACGACTCAAGGGCTTTTGTCTTATATGGCTGGCCTTGCTGGTGTTGGTGGTGGGGCCGGATCTACGATTAGCGGTGAACTCACTCAAACGGGTGGCGATTTGTCTAGTAACGGCATCACGCTTGCTACTCACGTCCACAGTGGCGTGCAGTCTGGGCCATCTAATACAGGGACACCGGTTTGATTGATATTGCACTTGACAAAATAACTCACGACCTTGTTTTGACCAACAATGATCTGGTGATGTTGGACGGCGCTGAACGTGTGCGTCAGCACTTAGCCATTAAGCTGAAGTTGTGGGTAGGCGAGTGGTTTATGGATACTGAGTTTGGCACGCCATATCTGACTGACATTCTCGGCAAACAGGTTAGCCTAGCTGGCTCTGTTGCGGCTTTGAAGAAGTCAATTTCAGAGGTTGACGGAGTGCAGTCAATCACGCGCTTTGAGTTTGATTTTAACCGTTCGTCAAGGTCTTTAAACGTGGATTTTGACGTGCAAACACCATACGGGATTGTGACCTATGCCACTTAATACAACGGGCTTTGAGCGCCCACGACTGACAGAGATTAAGGCGGATTACGACCAACGGTTTACCGATGCTTTAGGGCCTGTTAATACGTCACCTGATGCCGTTATTGGTCAGATCATTGGAATCTTTTCGGCGGCTCTTGATGATGCGTATGAGACGTTGCAAGATAATTATGATTCGATGTACCCGTACAGCGCAGAAGGCACTAGCCTAGATGGCGCGGTTTCTTTTGTCGGCTTGGAGCGTTTAGGCTCTACTTCCACTACGGTGACGGCTTGCGTTTATGGTGCTGAGTCTACGCTGTTGCCAATGGGTGTAATGACACGCGCTGGGTCGGTGCAATACGCCACGACCGCCGATACAGTTATCAGTCGTGCGAATGCTTTAGATGTTGAAATTGAAGTCGGCACAGTCGTCAACTCAGTGGCTTATCAGATCATCGCTGGCGGCGTTTTGGCTCAATATATTAGCGATGCTAGTGCCACGGCTGAAGAAATCATTGCAGGTCTTGCAGCGGCGTTTAATCCACTGAATTTCACGGCGACTGTTACCGGGTCAACTTTGCGGGTTTACAGCGCTGACAAGGTTTCTGACTTTCCTTTGACGCTTGACGCTAACTTGACAATCACAAAGCTAGGTTCACCGGCTGTATTCACGGCTATTGAGCTTGGTGCTAGTGCTTTGCCTGCGAGTGCTTTGACAGCTATTGATAGTCCTATCTTGGGCTGGGATTCTGTATCAAACTTGGTGGTCGGTACTACGGGCCGCGATGTTGAGTCTGACGCTGATTTACGCACTCGACATTCGACTAGCATTAGGGCCACGGGTAGCGCCACGGTAAAAGCCATTCGCGCCCGGTTGTTGTCTGATGTGCCTGAGATTACAGCGGTGCAAATTTATGAAAATCGCACTTCTGTTGTGGTTGATTCCATGCCAGCGCATAGTTTCGAGACGGTTGTAAGTGGCGGCGCTACGCAGGACATTCTTGACAAGCTATGGGAACTTAAACCGGCGGGGATTGAGACTTACGGCACCACGTCAGGCCAGATCATTGATGACAATGGCGACGATCAGACAATCAAGTTCTCACGTCCTGTTACTCAATACGCTTGGATTCGTGTATCGGTTGATGCACTCTACACCGAAGAGCCTTTGATTAGCTCAGTTCAGGCGTCTATCATTGATGCGGTGCTGACCTATGGTGCAAGCCTAGGCGTTGGTACCGACATCATCCCGCAGCGATTCTTTGGGCCTATTTATGCGTCCACGACCGGCCTAGGTCAGATCACGGTTGAGGCGGCAATTACGGCGCTGCCGGGTGATACTCCAAGTTATTCGACTAATAACATTTCAATCGGTCGAGCGGGTATCTCTGAGTTTGTCACTAACCGTGTGACAGTGGTTGGTGTATGAGTTACGTAGCTGACGCGCTTGCGCGTATCACTAGCCAATTCGAGCAATCACCAAAGGTTCTAGCATTGCTTGCGGCCATCATTGGCCCATTGGATTCGTTACAGGCCACTTCTGACAGCGTTAAAACTGAGCGATGGATTGATACCGCCATTGGTGCGCAGCTTGACGGTTGCGGGTATATTATTGGTGAGACGCGTCAAGGCCGTGATGATGATGCTTACCGTGAGGCCATTCGGTTTCGCGTGTTTGTAAATATCTCTGAAGGTACGCCAGCCGCCATGATGAAGGGTCTTGATTACCTGATTGATTCTGATGACAAACAGTACCTAGAGGTTTACCCTGCTACTGTTTTGTTATTTGGTGATGGGCCAAATGTACCAACTGGAATTCAGGCTCAGATTCAAGACTTAGCACCGGCTGCAATTTCAGACGTGCCAGTGATGGTTAGCTACACTGAAAAACCATTTAGGTTTGGCACCGAAGCTACCATGTCTGACTTATTCGTCAACGATAATTACCTTGATGTTAACGGCTCAGACTTGATTGTTAATATCCCAAATTTTTCATTATCATCGTCTACGCTTGGCGGGATTGTCCCTGCTGAAATTACAGCGGGTGAAATGTTGATTGATGTTAATGGGTCAATTTTGGTTGTTAGTTCATCAATCGACAATCTGTTTTTAGATACTGGTTTCCATACTACGGGTGTATTTCAATGACAACATTTGCAGAAACATTCACATCATATTCTGACGGTCAGCAAAACTTAAACATGCCACCTGACGCTATTTTGTCAGTAGGCTTTATTCCTGCCACTGCCACGTCACGCGGTCAGCCATTACCTGCCCAGTGGCTTAACTGGCTATTCAACAAGTTATTCAAAAGCATTAACCGCGATGCTGTTAGTGATGCGAGCGGTGTAGGCCTGTTTAAGACTGACGAAGCCATGATTCGAATTGAGGCTTTTGACGTTGCAGATTCAAATAAATACTTGATTGCCATTGGCTATAAAGCCATTGACACCGCGCCACAATTCAAGGTTATTTCAAGCGCCACATTGACACTCGGAACGGGTACAATTGACGGCAATCAGCCAATTATCGGCGGTACTAATGTGAAGGTAGCCGGGTATTCCCGGCAATTTGGAGATATTTAAATGGCACTGACTACAACCGAAGAAGCGCAAACACGCGCACTTATTGAGCAAAATGCTGCACTTCTTTCATTGGCTGCAAGTGAGCCGACTATTATCAGCAAATTAGCGGCAACAAAGGCTTCACTGTCTGATTTGCCACCGGCTACCGTTAAAAATAATACTGACCTGCTTTTGATTCGTCAAGGAACTGAAGATAAGAGTATTACAGCCGAATTGGCTGGTGGTGATGCTGCTTATGTGTCTTATACACCTGATGGAGTTGGTGCTGTTGAGACTACGGTGCAGGGGAAACTGCGGGAGAGTGTGAGTGTTAAAGATTTTGGTGCATTTGGTGATGGGGCTACAAACGACCGAGAAGCAATTCAAGCGGCACTTGATACTGGTAAGTCTGTTTATATTCCAAGCGGTTCGTATAAATACGACACTTCAATTTCATTTACATCAGATAACCAAAGAATTTACGGAAATGGAAATGACTCAGTTCTTATTCAGGGCGCAGCTTCTGCATATTTAAACAGCAACGGCAAGTCGAATATTGAGCTTAGTACTTTAAAAGTTGATGGCACTGTAGCAAACGGGTTTTTTACAATAAACGGAAGTAGCAGTGGGGTTTTTGTAAATAACGTATATTTTCTCAAAGGTGGTCAACGCGTATGGCTTTATGCTTGTGATTCTGTTGAGGTGAGTTCTTGCACATTCAACAATACCGGATACGGAATAATCCAACAGCATGGAAATTCATCCAGTAATGTAGTTGTTTCAAACTGCTTGGCATTTGACATGGTGGCTGACTTTGTAGAAGCAAATGGGGCGGAAATTGCTCTTTCATACCGATGGACAATTACCAATAACATATACAAAGGTTCATATGGCTTCCCGACACCTGCCACAGAAAATCGTTTTGCTGGGATTACTTCTGTAGAAGGTGTAATTATTACCGGAAATCAGGTAACAAATTCCGCAGGAGACGCAGCTATTCATTTGGAAGATATTCTTGGAAATACTATTATTTCAAATAATGTATTCAAAGATTGCGTTCCATCTGGAGGCAACTCTGGTTATATCTACGTGCTAAATTCAGCAGAAGATACGATTATTTCAAACAACATCTTTATGCACGGCTTGGATACGGTATCAGCGTGCGCTTATTCTCAAAACTCTGATTATTATTCGGCAAATGTTCAATTTATTGGGAATCAAGTTCGTGGAACGGGTGCAGTACGAAATTTTTCAGGCGTTAGATTGGATTATTCAACGGCCCCAACTGTTGTGGCCAGCAATATATTTGAAAATGTTGTTAATGTGGTTGACTTCTCAGCCGCTAATGAAGTAAGCGTTTGTGGGAATATAGTTAAAACTTGCACAAATGGTGTTTTTCTGAGACAAACATCGTCTTCATCTGGCGGATCTAATTGGCTTGTTTCTGGAAACATGTTTTCAGATGTTTCAAATATTGATATTTTCACATCTACAAATTCTAATGGAACTAACCCACCTAGTTATTGGAATATTTGTGGCAACACAATTGCAAATGGCATCACTGTCACTGACTTAGGCGCGGGCGGGATTAATTCTACTATCAATACAAGAATTACTGGAAACTTTCTTTCGGATGCCGCAACTATTACCGGCGCTTATCCTGGAAGTACTAATGAAATTATTGCTGGTAATTTTCAAAGCAGATCAATACTTTATCAATTATCAAATTATGCGTCAGATGCAGCAGCAGCCACTGGAGGAATTGCGGTTCAAGGGTTGTATAGAAATGGTTCATTAGTTCAGGTTAGGGTTGTTTGAAAATGCAAATCCTAATCCAATCCCTCAAATCCAACATTATCACCAGAATAGATTATGACCACTCTAACCCAGCTCATTCGCGCCAAGATTATCCGTTTCGCTTTGCCATTAGACAAACAAGCACACAGTCTAGGTGGAGCTGTCATCGTCCAGTCCATGATACTCGCCAGCCAGTCAATGACCCGTGCCTTGATCGTCTGCGCTTTACTGGCACTGGCGAAAGAGGTTTACGACGCCTATCACCCGGCGACACACACTAAAGACGCGTGGGACTTTTTGGCGACTTGTGCGGGTGGTGGCGTGGCGGCTTTGTTTGTGCTTGGGGTTAAATAGTGGATGTAGTGCATGACCGAAGATCATCCGACTCTCCTGATGGACGCAGGGGGGCTGATCAACACCCACTGAACTTACTACTAACCCAAGTTAGCCATAGTGTTAATGAGGTAAGTACTGAAGTAAAGGCTTTAAATGTGCGTCTGTCAAACCACATGCACGATGAAACGCTTGAGCTGGCCGAAGCTGTTACTTCCTTAATGGTTAAAGCCTTTGCCGGGGGTGATCCCGGCGTGCATAAAGCATGGCATGAAGCGCAGATACAAGAGGCATTAGCTAAAGCTGATGCAGAGAAAGCCAAGAAGGAATTCTGGTCAAAGCTATTATTTGAATTGGCTAAATTTGGTTTGCTTGGCTTCGTTGGATGGGTTGTTCTCACCCTTTGGAAGGGTTTTTTGATTGGACCAAAACCATGATGTGCTGGATTGTGATGTTGCACTGGATGCAAAACGAATGGGAAAACCTATATGATAAACAGTCGAAATCTTGATGATCTAGCGCCAGATACCAAAGAAAAAGCAAAGGCGTTAATCGCTGGTTGCTTGCTGGAAGGTATTGACTTGATTGTTACTAGCACTTACCGGGACTATGCTTCGCAAGGTGCCTTGTACGATCAAGGGCGCAAAACCATTGGCAAGATTGTGACGAATGCAAAGCCCGGTTATAGCTTCCACAATCACCGCGTGGCCTTTGACGTTGTTCCTGTTGTGAATGGTAAGGCTATCTGGGATGATGCCCGCTTATGGTCACGTATCGGTGCTGTAGGTGCCTTGGCTGGCCTTGAGTGGGGTGGCCTTTGGAAGTTCAAAGACAAGCCACACTTCCAAAATACGGGTGGCCATTCGATTGATGACTTTTTGCGGGAGCATGCTTGATGGCTGATATTACCGGACTTGGCGCGGTTTCTGAATTGGCAAATACCGTCATTGGTAAGATTTGGCCAGACAAGTCAGAAGCTGAAAAGCAACAATTAGCAGCGGCTGTAACTTTGGTTCAAGGCCAACTAGAGGTTAATAAAATTGAAGCCTCTAGCCCGTCTGTTTTCGTATCTGGCTGGCGTCCTTTTATCGGCTGGGTATGCGGTACGGCGTGCGCTTGGAATTGGATTGGGATCTCGATTGTGTCAACTATTTGCACCATTTTAGAAAATCCTGTTTTACTTCAAAAAGCCGATGTATCTGAAATGATGCCAGTGCTTTTAGGCTTGCTTGGCCTTGGTGCTTTGCGAACGTATGAAAAAGCCAAAGGCGTAGCAGCACAATAAAACAAACCCGCGTAATGCGGGTTTTTTGTTACTCCTTTACAAAACAACCATTAGGCATCAAAGTACCTTTACGGTCTTTAATCTCTTGGTAGGCTGAATTCAAGCAAGTAACCAAGTCCAGTTCTTCCTTTTCAGCGACGATAATCAGCGTCACCAACACGTCACCAAGGCCATCAATAACGCCTTCGCGGTCGCCTTTGATGAGTGCGTCAGCCAGTTCACCAAGCTCTGATACCGTCTTCAAAAGCTGGGTTTGGCTTGTTGCGTTTGGGATAATCTTGCGATCTTTGGCCCAATTAATAACTTGGGTTTCTAGTGTTTCAAATTTCATTTTGTTTCCTTAAATAAGTCTGGTTGATCGTTCGCAATGGCTTGCGAGTTATGAGGCTTGTAAGCCTTGTTTTTTAGTTCATCGTAGCATGTTGGCCCTATGGCCTTGCCATCTAAATAAAAGTGCTTTCCGCCTGATTTAAGAGGCTTTCCGCACTTAAAACACCTAAGCATCCATCATTACAAACTCTGAGCGTTTGTTTTTTTGTTTGTTGATTGCCATCTTCAAATATTTGTCATAGTCGCTTCTCTGGATGCTTTTTCGCTGCGCGTCATGCCAGTCCCAAAGCTCGCGCAAAATGATAATCTCGCTTTCCCGTGCGTCAAACTTTCCCCACTTTTCAACCCGTTTAATCAGGTTTGCAATAGCTGTTTTAGCCTGAGTGCATACCGGCATGACTTCAAACTTACCGATACCATTTTCAGCCATAACTACGGCCATCGAATGCAGCGCGAGAATGTCATACAAGTCCTGATCTGTTGCCGTGTGATCTTGCATTGACTGTATGGCTGACAGTTCACGGATGCGAATGTCTTGCAATATCTGGTCATCAATAACGCACGCACCATTAATGGCATGAGCTACGGCGCTGAATCCCGGCGATGTATTCCAGTGCTTGCGCTTGCATGATTTACGCATATCAAGCCTTAAAGTAATCGTAATGTGTCCGCGCCTTGCTAGTCATACTAACCATTGGCCGGTGAGCAATTCGCACGCCATTGACTATGCTTGGTTTATCGTAAGCGTCCATCGAGTTAGGCCGTCCGTCCCAACGCTTTAGCTCATTGCCATCATACAAGCCGTCAAACTTATTTAGCGTTTGTGGTGGTGTTTTCTTTTTGGTTGCCATTTTTAGGTTCCTTTGTGTTGTTGATAAAGTCTTTTGCAATTGCTGGCCAGCCTAAGCGGTATGCCTTGTCATACTGGTCCTGAGTCACACGAACTCGAAGTGTAGGGTATTTTTGGCTTGCGTCTTTGCTCACAGAAAATACTCCATTGCAGCGTAAGCCAAGCTGATACCGATTGAAACGGCCAGCATTACGTCAGCTAGTTTTTCGTATTGAAGACGCTTGTACGAGGTGATTGACGATGCGTAGTTCACTGTTTTAGGAAAGGCTTCGTCAAGCGTGCGTGAGAATTTACGGGTTGTTTCCATTTTTATACCTTTGTTTGTTGTTGATAATTCATTGTAGCACATCACGCAGTCTTACGCGCCTTATAAGACTCAATCTGATTAACAGCGCGATAAACAGTGGTGTACCCAACTCCTAGAGCTTCTGCTATGGCGTGATAGGTTCGCCCTTGCTCACGTAGTTTAATCAGCGTAGGCATGATGCTTTGGTCGAAAATCCTACGGGCGTTAGTGTCGTTTCGTTTGGCCATGATTAAAACGGGATTAAAAAGTGGTATTGATCGCACTCATTTGGAGTGTATAAATAATCGTCAGGCACAGAGCCATTGAAAACGCAGACATTACCATTGATCTTGTCTAAGTTGTCGCAGTCAAAACAACGTGTTTTATGTAAAAAATCAGAAGCTTCAACGCGAACGCGCAAGGCTTCTAAGTATTGTTCTTTGTCATTCATTTAAATATCCTCTGTCTGTTCAAGTGCCATCATCTCGATAAAGTCAACCACTTCAGGAGATAGCATTTCAGAAATATCGACCCCGTTCAGCTTGGCCGTCTCAAGAACGCAGTATTCTGGTTCGTCTGGCTCCAACTGTAAGCCAGTGCCGCGCTCACGACTTCCGCGCTCGGCTTCGTTGTATTCAAGCTCGCACTCAAGCTCTCCACCGTCGAAAATGTATGTGTAGGTAATCAAAGCATCATCTCCAGTTGGTTTGCTGCGTTTGTCAATGCTGTAGCCATATCTCTGGCCTGTTGTGGCGTCATTGAGTGCTGAAAGTGCATTGAGCCTGCTTTTTGACTAACTCCAACGATCTTACCGATTGACGGGTCAGGATGAATGTGAGTTGTAATTGTCACAAAGTCTGCATTTGTGAAGTTTGGGATTTCTACGTATTCCATTTTTAGTCTTTCGTGTTGTTGATAAGTTCGTCTGGTACATCTACTTCATCACCTAGTTTTGATGCAACGTAACAGCGCATGGCTGCAATTAGTGGGGTTGGGCCAGTTCCAGTAAAGTGATTTCCTTCATCACTTCGGTAAATTTCGCCGATGTCCCCAGTGCCTGCGCACCAGTGAAAATGCGCCAAAACAGTGCTAATCTTCTCACGCTCAATAATCGGCCCGCCTTGTGCCCAGTCTGTAGATGGGCTATAGCCTTTTGCTGAATACGGGTGAAATTTAATGCTTTCTCTATAAGCTAGATAACCTCCAAGGCATATGCCAACTTTATCACCATTGCACTTCGCCACCGCCCAATCAAGCGCAGAACCCGTAAGTTCACTTGTTTTGATTTTAATTTTCACTTCGTTTTCCTTTCCTGTTGTTGATGCTGTTAGTGTAGCACATATCTAAAGATATGAGCTACATTTGTTTAAAAATTTTCATTCCTTAACCAGTCAGCCATAAGCAAAGCCTCTGCCCGTCCGTGGTGCTTAACTAGCTTTAACGGGGCTGTAGGCCACTTTGAACGGGCTAGTTCTAGGCTGGCTTTCTTATCTGTACCGATTAGCCCGTGGTGCTTTTTCCACTTTTGAGGCGTAACCCACTCGTAAGGATATAGCAACAGGTCAACTACGGTTTCAATGCAGCCTGTAGCCCTCATGAATTTTCCAGTGCTTGAAATTCCCTGTCCTGGACGCACGAAAACGCTTTCGATAACGAATTCTGCATCGTTTCCGTGGTTTCTAATGATTTCTTGTAGGGCTATTTTTAGCAGTCGTGGAAATACGCGCTCGCCATTGCTTTCGATGTCAAAACAGTGGATGTATTTGCCATTGTGGTCAATCGCTCCGATTGCTCCGGTGTTTAGTCCGGGGTCAACCCCTATATATATAGTCACTCTTCACCCCGCATAACAGCTTCAATTCGGGATAGTTTGATCTTGCAATCGACTAGCTCGTAAAGTGCATGGCCATAGGCGTCAAACGCTTTTGCTGATTTTTCTTGTTCAGCCTCTAACTGCGCCTTAAGCGTGTCAAGTTGCAGTTTTTCTTTTTTTGTCATCATTCTGTTTTACTCCAAACTCTATCAATCACGTTAAAAAATTTACCGTTCTTTTTGTGGCTTATCATGCTTGGTGGCTTTCCATTGGCAAGGTCAAAGGCGCATTGATCTAGATCTTCGCTGACCGTTACGCCTGCCCGTTTAGCCATGTCTGCAACCGTTTGCCTTGCTTTTATCCCCGCGTAGTTGGTATGGTTGACTGCGTGATATTCCACAATCGCCGGGTTTGACAGTCCGCCATAATAACGGACTTGCAGCATATCTAGGCCACTGGTGCGGCTTGTGTGCTTTTTCCACGCCCAGCTTGTCACCTGCATTTCAGTGGGTTCGATGCCAAGAATATCATCGTTTCTGAGATAGACTGATTTTTCTTTAATTTCAGGCGGTGGAAATTCATGGCCGCAAGCTTCGCAGGTGCGAGACTGTACGGCGCATATTTCCTCGCAGTGCGGACATACCTTGGTTGGTGCAGTGCCTTCGCCTTTGCGTGCTTTTGTAGGCGGCACGATGGCTGTAACAGGCCCGTGCTTCGCCACATTTCCAGCGAAGTCTAATACCTTACAGCCATTGGGTTTAGCGCCGTTTTCCATAGCTAAAAAACGATCTTCCAAAACATCAAGGTCATATCCTTTGGCATAGACTGGACGCATACCCCTAACCGCACATTGCAAGAATTTACCCGGTGATTCTGTTGGGTTGAGAAACACAATCAAGTCAATCAATGGGTTATCGTAACCAGTGGTTAACTTTCCAACAGAAACAATGCAAGTCAACTCGCCACGTTTGTGAGCTTCGATTCTCTTATCACATTCACTATCAAGAATTCGCCCGTGAACTGAAGCGGCCTTGATTCCGCGTTCAACTAACAATTCAGTGATATGGTCACAATGGCTGATACCGGTGCAAAACACCATCCAACTTTTACAGTCTTCAGCTCGTTGGATTGTTTCGTTTACGGCTCTAATGTTATTGTCGTGTGTGTCTATTGCACGCTCAAGCGCACCGGCTACAAACTCATTGCCACGATGTGCCACGCCTTCGGTGCTTAATGTGAGTGCCGTGTGCTTGCTTCTTAATGGTGCAAGATACGCATCATTTAACAAGTCTTCAATGTTGACTGGTTCGATGATGTCTTTAAATATCGCTTTGTCACCATCGGTTATCATCCCTTGTCCAAGCCGATATGGTGATGCTGACAATCCAACAAAACGAACTGATGGATTAATTTCCATTAGTTCGGCCATGAATTGACGGTACTGTCCTTCCTCTTCGTTGGATATGGCGTGAGCTTCGTCAATTAGGCATATGTCAATATGACCCAATTGCTTTGCACGCTTTGCCACTGAGCCAATACCGGCATACGTTATAGGCTCGGTCAGGCACCGTCTATTCAACCCAGCCGAATAAATGCCCATTGGTGCATTAGGCCAAATTACACGTAGTTTTTCAGCATTCTGAGCGATCAGAGTTTTACTATGGACAAGCATCAATACCCTCGTACCCGGCCAATTTTGCAAAGCATCTTTGACAATGGCCGCGATAATCACACTCTTACCGCTACCGCCTGGAAGGCACAAACAGGGGTTTCCGGTTTCATTGTTTTCAAACCATTCGTAAAGTGCTGTTACGCTGTTTGTTTGATAATCACGCAGCTTCACCCCACTACCCTCGCATCAAACTCACTAAACTTCTCACGCACGCCACTCGCGCACGCTTTCCAATTAGCGACAATCTCACGGCTTAAATAGCCTTCTGGCGCATTGTTTATAGGTCCTTCTTTGGTCAACCAGATCACGCCAGCATCAGAGCCTTGCATATCCCAGTTCGGCGTCATGTCAGGGTGCAAAATATGGTTATCGCAACCTGCAAGTTGTGCATTAAGGTCTGGAATTGTCATTTCCCAATAAGAGCATTCCCATGTTCCATCTTTCATAGCTGTGCTAAAACAACACGTTCTACAGTTCACTTCTTTTGTGAGCTTAGATCCGTGGCATAGGTCGTGAGCACTGCAATAGCGACACTCGAACCACGACGAATCCGTGCTAATTCCAGCGGGTGCCCGGTCAGCTTTAACGATACGATGCCCGCGTTTAATGGCCTTTTCAGCCACGTCAGCGTTAAATGGCACTTGCTCTATGTATAGCTCATCCGAGTCCTTGCATACCATTACAAACAGGGCATGATTGATCTGTTTTCCACTCATATAAAGTTGGCATTGCACAAAATAGGTGAAGTTGGCTTTCTGCAACCCGTCTTTTTGCATGGCCTTAAACTTCTTTAGGCTTGCCGTCTTAATCTCTAGAATGTGTTTTTCTTTCGAGTTACCCGGCACGCCTGACTCAATAATGCCATCAATAGAACCTGATACATGGCATCCAAAGTCAACCCGGCTTTGATTGGTGCCAGTGCTGACAATTTTCATTCCAATGTTTTGCAAGTCTGAAACTACCGTCCGCTCCTCCAACTGGCCACGGCGAAACAAGCGCAGGATTCGACCGGGAAACTTTTCAATCACGGCAAAGCGAAATGAATACCAAAGGTAACGATCACACGCATGGCCAAGTTGTGAGCATCCCATATGGCCGCGTGGGCCTTCTTGGTTTGATTCGTGGTGAGCGTCGATAAGCTCTTGAATGTCTTGTGACATTGTTTGTCCTTTTTGTTGATAGAAAACCCGCTGATTAGGCGGGTTATACATCTTAATCCATTAAGTCAGGTTCTGACGCAAACATTGATTCCTGTTTGAAATTGTTTTCACCTTCAAACCGCTTGGAGGCCAGTGATAGATTGATCTTTGCCTGTTTGAAGTAGCTGTCTTTTAGCTCGATTCCGATGGCTTTACGGCCCATTGAAACAGGGCTGTAAACCTCAGAGCCTACGCCCATAAACGGCGTAAGAACGACTTCACCCGCATTGCTATACAAGTCAACCAAGCGGTCAATAACGTCCAATTGAAGCGGGTGTACGTGCTTTTCGTCGTCCTCTTCTTTGGAGTCACGAAACGGCAACACGTTGTCAACGCGAATGTCATCCCATACGCTTGACGCATAACGCTGCCAAATGTAGTGTGATAGTTTGTTGCTCTTCGGGTCTTTGTGGTCGTGAAATGTATTGTTCAAATACTCCCACAATTCATCCTCGTTAAACTTTGACTCGTTGGCATTGTTGAATGCACGCAAAATGTTAGGCAGGATTGGAGTCTCTCCAGCATAGCGCTTCAAACCGCTTGGATGCGTAACTGGCACTGCGTTGTCGCCTTTCTTGGTAAACACCAAAACATAATCAGGCATGGCCGTGAAACACTGTGTAGAGTCTTCGACAATCAGTTTATGCATAAGGCTTTTAACCATCGTCCGCATACGCACTTTCAATGGCTCTTTCCATATCGTGATTCGGTTACGGTACTGGAAACCGTATTTTTCATGCAATCGAATAATCTCGTGTGGGAAGTCCCAAAGGCGGCATGAGTTGTCGAAAACGTCAGTACAGTGGACTGCATTTACCCGGCCCGGCTTTGTCACTCGCGCCATTTCGGCGATAAGGAACTCATACTGCTCTAAAAATTGCTCTTTGTTTTCGCAGTTGCTGAAATCGCGCTCACTAGAACTGTAATTGTAAAGTCCTGCAAATGGCGGGGAATAAATAATCAAGTCAATCGACTCATTAGGAATTGTTGGCAACACTTCCATGCAATCGCTGTTATAGATAGCGTACTCTGGCATGATGATCTGGTCTTTTGTTTTCATGATAAAAATCCCGGTAGTTGAATGGATTGGTTGAACTCTTTTTTAGTGAAACTAAAATCGCGGTTTGCAGCTTCGACAAGGTTGGAATAAAGCTCAATGGCCTTTTGTGTCTTTTGCTCCAAAGCCTCTAAAACACGCTCTTGGCCTTCGCTAATAACCATGTCACATACTACCTCGCTTTTCTGGCCAAATCGCCAAAAACGGCGTATTGATTGGTAATATTGTTCATAGCTCCATGTTGGGAAAAACACGGTGTGATTGCAGTGCTGCCAGTTCAAGCCCATTGAAGTCATGCGGGCCTTTGTAATTAGGCGCTTAATGTCACCACTGGCGAATGATTGCAGAATGTCCTCTTTTTTGTCGATTGACATACCGCCGATAATCTCAACGGCGTCACGGTCAAGCTCTGACAATAACGCGCTTTCGTCATTCAGGTTGCACCAATAAACGGACGTTTTACCGTCTGCCAATTGCACAGCTTTCTCACATCGTTCTTTGACTGTAAGTTTCTGTTCCTCGCGCACTTCCGTCATGGATTTTGCTGGCATGGCAAACAATGAAGCCTGATCGTCTATGCACCATGTTTCACTGTTATGCACCATGTGCTTATTCAGGTGCAATGCTGGCAACTCATAATTTGAGTCGCTAAACCCTAGGTCTGATGGATTCTTTACCATAATAGACCACTGGTTTACCCATGCGAAAAAGTCACGTTCAGCGTGAGGCTTTAGGTAGAACTTTTCGCCAATGTTGCGATTGTTGCTGTCCGCACTGTTCTGGTTCGACTTAAAGAACTTTGTCAGCATATCCATGTAACCCATGTACCCCAACGCCTCGGAGCTATTGCCAAGCTCAATAAAATCATTCGGGCTAGGTGTGGCTGTACTGAGAAAACGATACGGCACGCGCTTGATAAACGCCACGATAGCGTCACGGGTTTTGCCAGCGAAGTTCTTTAAAATCCCTGATTCGTCAAGAATTACGCAAACGAAATCGTCAGGATTAAGCAAGTGCAAACGCTCATAGTTGCAAACGACAATGTTTTTTGTGAACTTACCGTCTTTGCTGTGCTCAATGTCATCTACTCCAATGCGTTCAGCTTCTTTGATAAACTGGAAAGCAACGGCCAAAGGCGTGAGAATCAAAACGCGCTTATTAGTCTTGCGGATGATGTTTTCAGCAAGCGTAATGCTGATTAATGTCTTACCCAATCCAGTGTCAGCAAACACCCCGATACGGCCCTTTCGTAGTGCCTTCGTGATAATGTGTTGCTGAAAATCAAACGCTGATTCAGGCATCCAAATTGGCTCGAATCCGAAGTTGCCCGTAGTGTGTGTTTTGTTTTTTATGAAGTCGGCATAACTCATAACAATCCTTTTTTTTTGTTGAAAAAACCCACCTAAGCGGGTTTCTTATTGTAGCTCAAAAATCAGCGTTTTGCCCAAGGTGGCGACTTAGCCGCTGGTGCTGGCGTTGCCTGTCGTTGTGGTGCTGGCGCTGATTGACGTGGTGCAGGGGCTTGCGTAGGTGATCCGCCTGTCAGTGGCTTGTAAGCCTGCACATTGTTGCCCGCCTTGTACTCGCCTTGTGCTTCTTTAATCGCTAACTTAACGCAAAGACTACCACCTAAAAGCTGGTCGGTATCTTCAAATGTAGCCGCCTGAATTCCGAGAATTCGCAGAATGTCACCCAAATGGCCGCGTCCAATAGCTTCAGCTTTTTGGCTTGGGTTTTGAATGTTGAGCATAGAAAATACAATGCGTCCCATATGAGTCGGTCCGTCAACAATCATTTTCAGATTGATATATGTGCCGTCGCCTGCCTTGGTTTGCTTAAGGTCAGCGCCGTCGATTGTTACGCTGTATTCACCGGCTGGAAGTGGTGAAAAGTCACCGTCGCCAGTTGATGCCAAGTCTTCGTCCGTAAAACTCATTCCGATATGTGCCATTTTATTTATTCCTTGTTAACAGTAGTGATTGAAAATGATGGCCGCGAAGCCGTTGTGGTGATTGCTTTTGAGAGCTTGTTTCGCGCATTTTCAGATGCGTTTTTCCATGATGTAAGGTTGATTTCAGGTTTCCAGCGAAACAATGTGCCAAGTTGGTCTTGTAACCCTTCTTCGCTTGCAATTTCCTGAACCAGATCAGCGTCAACCTTGCGATTAAGCCGGGTTGTAACCTTGACCGTGAAGTCAGATAGTTTAGTCGTTTGAACGGCGTCTAAACGGTCGTCAACCTTTAGGGCTTCGCTTAGTTGGTCTTCGATAGATCGGCGTCGCTCTTGCGCTTCGTGTTCTTCAGACTTGGCTTTTAGCCATAGTTTTGAGAGTTCTGAGGTGTTCATAATACGGCTTTCACCATTGCATCATTAAACGCGCCCCAATTCAGCGAAAAACTATCAGGCAAGCTGTATCGGTTCTTTGCCAAGTAAGCGGGCTTCTCTTGCGTGAAGATCATGCGTTCACCGTTGCTAATAGCACGTCCGCGTTCTTTGTTGAAGCCTAAGTCTTCTTTTTTCACCACTGTTTTATAGTTGGCGAAAAATACACAATCAGCCCATTCCTGAATAATGGCGCTTGATCGTGTCTGAAGCTTTGGTTGATATCGGTCATAACTGTCTACCTCTGGACTGTCAAAACGCTTAATCTCACTATGCCCAATGAGAATGACGTTCATTCCTTTATCGTTTCGCAGTGCGTTAAACCCATCGAGAATGTCGCGCCACTTGTTCGCCAGATACATTGCCGCCCGTCCATAGGCAAGCTCTTTAGCGTCGTGCTCGGCTTCAATCTCGCTGTTAAGCAAGTTCTCAAGCCAGTCCACGGTATCGAGTGCCACGGTCTGGTATTCGTGCTCCTCTGTGTAAAGCGTCTGAATCATTTCCATCACGTCAGCGCTACTGGTAGCAATAGGGAAGTGCGCCACGTCCAAGGCATCTAGGCCGTCTTCAGCACAAATGAAGATCGGGTTTGGTGCTTGGCTTGCAAATGTACTTTTACCAATTCCATGCGTGCTGTAAAGGAAAATGCGAGGGGGGCGAAGGTTTTTACCCTTCTTGATAGAGCTTAAGTCAATAGCCATGATGGTTCCTTTGTCGTTATTTTCTTAATTTCCAAATCGAACCATCGTGTCTGATGGTTTTAGCATAACAGCCGCAGCTTGTAGTGCTTTTGCATTTTCAAGAACAGCGTTAGCAATAAGCATTACGCATTCAACTGTTCCTTCTGCTGGCGTGCTTGTGAAATTGCAATTGCTTACAACAAAGCTTTGCTTCTCACTAGAAGATTGTGAGGTCTGTTTTTTGGTAGCCATGATGGTTCCTATCTGTTGAATTAGCCACCGTCTGACGGTCAGTTCGTGGCGTGGTCTAAGTGTAGCGCAATTACTAGGTGTTTTTCCAAACGCTTGTAATATTTTTTGCAGAATTTGCGATTGTCATCACTTTTTCTTTTTGTGCTTCGCGTTTCATTCGCTCTGACTTGTAATCCCGCTTTGGCTTTGGCATTTCGCCATCGAAAATAGTCTCAATGGTGACGTATCGTTGGTAACAGCAGTTGCACAGCCTTACTCGGTATATCGTTGTTGGACTGTCGCGCCTTGTCTCTAAGACGCATGACTGGGCGTTGTGGTTGCAGGTCATGGAATAACCGGGAAAAATGCGTTAATCGTCACTGGTGCTACTTCGCGAAGTTCCTCTAAAACTTGCTGTGCAATAGCTCGGTGTTCCTTCTGGGTTGACGGGTCTAGGCGTGACTGAAGGTAGTGAATCCAACTACGTAGCGTGCCACTCATATACATTCGGCTAGTTGTCAATCCTTCAGGTAGTATGGCGCGGGCCTGTTCTTTGGCTACACCATTTTTAAGAGCCCAATCGTATGCGTCTTGAGCCTCTAGCATGATCTTGTTTTGTAGGTGAGCCCATGAATTTGACAGCCATTGATTATCCTCGCCAGCCTCAATAGAGTTCTGCCGGTTAACCATGTCTTGTAATCGGCATTCGCGCAATGGTGCGTCTGGTAGGTCGTTTGTGTTGGCGTAGCGTTGGCTAAACTCTTGAAAGCTAAAGCTACGATGGCGCAAAATCTGACGGCCAATGTCTCGCGTCGTTGTGATCTCAATGCACGCGCTCGCCATTTCAAACGGGCTTACATGATTGTGTTTCATCATGTATTTGAGCAAACCAGTGATTGATTCATTATCTTGATTAGCTGGGTTAGATACCCGCGCAATGTAGGCGATAAGCTTGTCAGCTTCTGGCGTTGCCCAGATTAGTTTTGTGTTCATTTCATTCTCACTTTAAATTCATCAAACGATTCTTTTTTTGTTTGATCAGATGAAACCCAGTCATATTCTGAAAGCATCCACCTATGTAATTTTGCCGCATCTTCAAGCGCCTGTTTACGGGATGCTTGCCAGCCACGCCATAGGTAGTTAAGTTCTTGCGAACCGTAACCGGTAACTTCTTTTCGCTGTAAGTCATCATTGTTGCAAATAGTTTTTAATGCCCATTCTTCAAAAGCTTCTCTATCTGTCATGTTGTTTCTCCAAATCTTTTGTGATGCCAAATGTTAAATGCCTTCCAAAACGGCTTCCACGAACTTGAATTATCTGGTTGTCTTTCTGATACGTGGTGTTTGTTTGGAGTCAAAATCAAAGGTCCAAATCTTCCAAATTCAAAATGCCAAGTCTTTCCGGTATGGTCCATGACTGTGTATTCTCCTTCTGAGCTTGAGCATAAGATTGCACCGTCAATTTTTGTGCAGGTCATGTTGATTCTCCAATAATCTCAAATTCAATCCCGCATTCATCAAACAGGCGCTTAGATCGTTCTGAGCTATCAGCCCACCTAGCCATAAATTCAGCTTCAGCATTAGACGCTATAACTCGCACAATCCCCGCCTGAACGATAGCCCTGGCACAGTCAATGCATGGCGGGTGGGTAACTACCAAGGTCGTTCCATTAGTTGCAAACCCAGCCCGTGCCGCTGCGTAAATAGCGTTTCGTTCTGCGTGCTCAAACCAAAAATACTTCTCTGGACGCTCTTTACGTTCGTCTTCGTCGGCGTTGCATTTTCGTGGTGCGCCGTTATATCCCCACGGGCCACCTTCGCCATTTTTACCAATAATCACGGCGCCTACTTTTGTTGTGTCTTTGCTTAGTTGTGCAATGGCTTTGGCTATTTTTAGGTATTTGCTCATGGTTTTAAATAAACAGGGTAAGCGTAGCAAGTGCCGCCGATACGCTTTGCTTCATCAATTGCATCCTCTTCGGCGAAGTCTCCGCGTGCCACGCTTGACACGCCTTCGATCATCCAGCCGTAAGGATTTTGGTCTGGCGCATCGAGTGCAGCTTGCAGCTTAGCTCGGGCGACTGTTTCTTTGCGCCCTTGTTCTGTGAAAGTTCCCGTATGTGTTCCGTTTAGCGCACCGAGCGCATCGCGTAAAAGTTGCTTCATAGTTTCCCTTTCGGCACGCACACAGCACGCAGACCCGGTGCAATGCGTCCAGCCTCAACAGATGCCCGCTGACAAGCATCGGCTGAATTAAACTCTTGCATAGCTATGGCCCATCTGCGATATATGGAGGACGATGAGTGCTCTTCCAGGCTGCCTGCCGCCACTGCCCAAGACACAATGAGTATGTGAATCATGTCAGCATCTCCAGCAGCGCCTCGGTCACGGCTTCTTTGTGCAGGTTCAGAATCTCAGTCCGGCCCCAGCCTGTCTTCGACTGGAGCTTCTGTGTGAACAACTCAGTAATGCGCTCGATCAGTTTTTTATTCATAATTTGCTCCAAAACACACTCGCTATGCCGATACATAAACAGGAAAATCCTAGGACACCTCGTACCGCTGGGGGAAGCTCATGAGAGATATACACAGCCCCAATGAGCATGAAATAGTCAGATGCACTCATGGCTTGATACCGTGATTGACTTCAAGGCAGACACCGTCGCACCCGTGAGTTTTGCAGCGTGCGTAGTCGCATTTTTCTGGGCCATGCTGAACTGCCACTTGCTGAGCACTCGATTTAAGTTGCATGATTTCAGTCAATTGATCTTCACAGGTCTTGGTCAGTGCTTGCAGTAGATCGTAAAGATCATTGTCGGCTTCCAGCATGTCGGAAGCATCATCCACATCACTGTCATTGCAGTTGGTGTAATCACGCAGCCGCTCAATCAGCGCCTCACGCTCAGAATCCAAAGGTTGCTTGGCTGGTGCAGGGCGGGCGACTCTCGCAACAATCTCGTGGAAAACTTCAGACACACGCATCCCTCTCTGTAAGTTCAACCAGTGCTCAAACTCTGTAGGCTCCACGCTCTGCGCTTCCTCGCGGGCGATTGCTTCGCGCATGAATTGTTCATGTCCATAATGGCCGTCAGCTTCAAGCTTATCAGCCATCTGCTTCATCGCTTCAATTGTTTCTTTACTCATTTCAAATCCCTACATACTGTGCAATTTCTTGCGGATAAAGGCCAGCGACACACATTGCATCGTGGTACTTCATGCCAAGCCTTAATTACTGCTCTTGATTTGGGGGTCATTTCAAACCCGCTTTCTTCAGTGCTGTAACGGCATATTCAGCCTCTGCTGAAATCCACGTATCTGGGTGAACGTATATATCTGGAGAGTAACCAAGGTAATCCAGCGCCTCAAGTGCCAACTTCGCAGCAGCCATCAGCCTGTCGTGATCCGCTTTCAAGGCATCAAACCAGTTGCTAAGGTCTTTGTTTGCCAGCTCAAGCGCATCACGCTCTTCCCGCATATCCAAAAATGCAATGGTGTTTGACTCTTGATTTTTAACCAGTCCAGCGTTGTCTGAAAGTAGTTTTTTACGCTCACCGCATGCAAACTCATATCTCGCATTCCAGACAAACGATTCTGCACTGCATTCGTCGCGCTCAGTGGTCAGGGCATCACAATAAACCTCCAGCTCGCGTGTATAGGCCACATGGCTGGCGTAATCTTTTTCTTGTGGCCTCATAAACTAAACCCCATGTAATAAGCCAAAGAAGCCGTGATACACATAGCGCCAGCGACTGCCAGAACTAGGTCGATCAAGATGCCGGTGATTAGTCCGGTTTCTTGCTTATCGATGTCGCAAACGCAGTCTCGACCTTGGTTGCATTTGTTGTTACAGCCGTTCATTTTGTGATCCTTAATTGTTGATTGTTGAGTCTTTATTGTAGCGCAGTATTAGTGCGCTACGTTGTTTTAATTTGCTTCGGCGTAAGCGACTGCCGCTTTTTTTGACTTAAAGCACAGTCCACGATTAGCGCCTACTTTCATGCAACCCAATTCGCCAGCGAAGATTTTTTCAATGTTGTAGCCATTAACAATGTAGTCTGCTTGAACTTTAGCGTTTGCGATGCTGTTGTTTGTGAGATTAAAAGACATTTCGTTTTCCTTGTTTACCGTGTTGATGTGATCTATTGTGCCACAACAATTAAGGTTTTTCAGTCAATCTCAAACTTTCTTTGTACTTATTTAAAAGCTCAATTCCTTTGGCTTCAGTGTCGGCTCTACCTATAAATTTTTTACCGAATGTTACCTGCCATACTTTTTTTGCTTCAGATCGATATTGCTCGGTGACGCTACCAAATGCCGTTTTGCGCCGTGGTCCAGTTTTAAAATCAAGTTCTGTAAATCTGGTGCCGCAATAGTCGTTAAGGCATTGGATAAAAAACAATGATGGCTGTCGCTTGATGTTTATCATTGCCCATATATAAGCCTCACAAAATCCTATATGGTTTGCACAATCTCGCAAAGAGCCGTAGCCCTTTGCTTTGAAAAACTCTTTAGGTGTCATCGCGCGTCTTTGTGAGGGCGTGGCTTTGTTTTTTTTCCGTAGTCTGGGTCGCCGTGATGACCGCCCATAAGGTTGATAAACGGCGCAAAATCACGCGTAAACATATCACCTGATAGTTTGAATGCCTGACTATGTGCGTGGCCAGAAACAACCTGCAAGGCTGCTTTAATAGCGCACAATGCCTCACGTAGTTTTTCGCTTTCATCAAACAGTTCTTTGACCTCTTCCTCAAGTTCAAAGATTTGATCGGCGCGCTCTCCTAATTCCAATTCAGCCCAGATCAGCATCTTTTTAGCTGGTCCGTCTTCCATTGCTGCCGCCGTATCGCGCATCTCTTGAATCACTGACATTTCGTTTCCTTTGTTGTTGAGCCTTAATTGTGCCACACAATACCGCCGAAAAGAAACAATTTTAAATTTATTTTCACCATGCTTTCACGCCTAAAATTAGCGTTTTTCAACACCTTACAAGGCAACCATGACACACCACGAAACAAGCAAAGCCCTAGCCATCGCCATCGGCTGGTCCCCATTCCATATCCATGACTACATCGACAAGTCTGGAGAGCACAATATTAACTGTCTGGTGGATGGTGAATGGAAGCCATTCGACTACCGTGACCCGCTGGTGATCTGGCCCATTGCCAAGCGTTTTAACTGCTTTCCGTGGCGTGATTCTATGGGCTACTGGTGGGCAAACGTAGGCGACAAGGCAGAAGAGCATTCACACTCGGCTGAGTTGGCCGTGGCGCTGGCGGTGATTGGGTCCATGAAGCTATGAGCAGTCTAAAAAGCATCTTCCCAAATGGCTTTCCAGTCCAGATAGATACGCCAGTATTACCGCCAGAACATCAGCTGCGGGTGCACATGTCTGAAAACTGCATCCAAGCGCCTGACGACATCGTTTGTGATGGGAAGTTACACCGCTTCGCCACGGGGTCAAAGAAGGGTGATTTAAGCGGCTGGTATGTCTTGCATGATGGCAAGGTTCCGGCGGGGGTTTACGGCGATTGGAAGACGGGGGAAGAGTACCAATTCAGGGCAAACATCGGGCGTGAGTTGACGTTTCAGGAAAACATCGCACACGTCAAGCAAATTAATGAATTAAAGTTAAAACGTGAAAAGGAACTGTCAGACTCTCGGGAATATGCAGCTTACACCGCCGCAAAGATTTGGGACGCGGCGCAGTTGGCCAGCGACGATCACCCGTACATCAAGCGCAAGGGGGTAAGTAATCCCGGCTGGCGCATTGCACCGGACGGGCGTTTGATAGCTCCAATGCTGATTGATGGCGACATTAGCGGGTTGCAGTACATCAGTGACGATGGCACCAAGATGTTCATGAAGGGCTCTAAGACTGGCGGTGCTTCGTGGCATCTAGGGGCTGTTGAGGCCACCGGCGAAGGTCGCATATATATATGCGAGGGTATCGCCACTGGTGCGTCTATCTTTGAAGCCACCGGTAATAGCGTTGTAATTAGCTTTTCAGCGGGCAACATGGCAGCGACTGCACAGGCTTTGCGCCATAAGGTCGGGCCACTACGTGAGATTGTGATTGTTGCTGATAACGATGATACTGGGGTTGGGTTAAAAGAGGCCACCAAGGCTGCTAACTTGATAGCGGCAATGGTTTGTATGCCGCCAATGTTAGGGGATGCAAACGACTATGCGCAGGCTGGGCATGATTTGGGGGAGTTGTTGGAGCCTTGCGTGATTGATGGTGAAGATGATTACTTAGTTCACGCTGACGAATTCAGCGCACAGCCTGCACCTATTAAGTGGCTGATTAAGGGATGGTTGCAGGACTTGGGATTATCAATGGTTCACGGACCATCGGGCGGTGGAAAGACGTTTGTCGTGTTGGATTGGTGCCTTCATATCGCCAGTGACAAGCAACTATGGGCCGGACTAAAGGTTAAAAATGGTGATGTTGTGTATCTTGCTGGCGAGGGCCACCACGGATTAAAAGGCAGGGTTGCAGCATGGAAACACGCGCACGGGGTTAATAAGCTCAATATGTGGCTTTCTAAGGCGGGGGTTGATCTGAACACGTCAGCCGGGTATTTGCGCGTTAAGAAGGCCATTGATGCGTTGCCGGGTAAGCCAAAACTCATCGTCGTTGACACTTTGCACCGTTTTTTAAGTGGTGACGAAAACAGCTCAGAGGATGCAAAAACCATGCTGGACGCTTGCTCTGGGCTTATGCGTGAGTATGAATGCTCTGTTTTATTGGTCCACCATACCGGGGTTTCAGAGGAAACACAGCACCGGGCGCGTGGGTCAAGTGCTTGGAAAGGTGCGCTAGAAAATGAAATTAGCATCGTTCCGGCCAAAGAAAAGAAGCCATTAGAGATTGCAGCGCGTAAAACAAAGGACGCTGAAATGCCTCAAAGCATCTTTGCGCAGCTTTCAAGCGTCGAGATACCGGGTTGGATTGACGAAGATGGTGAGCAAGTAACCAGTGCCATTGTGTCTATTTGTGATGCTCCAATTGATTCAAAAACAGGAAAATTTGAGTTGCCAAACATTCAGGATGGCTTGCTTGAGTGGCTTGAAAAGCTCTGGGAATCTTCAGGTGGCGAGGTTATAAATGGTCTGCCATACATCACAACTAGCGTTTTAAGGGATGCTTTTCAGGATGGATTTGGTGGACGTGCAAAGGTAAAAGACGGTAAAAAAATGACGGATTTGGGCAACAATAGGGGACTTACAACGGATGCTATGAAGCCATATGTAATGAAAATTGAGCACGGATGGTGTCTAACTTACCCGCATGAATACGTCAGTCAGAGGATTGGTGATGAAGCTACCAAAAACCTGCTTGGGGGTCTATAAATATCATGATTAAAATAAAAACCCCCAAGGCGACCCCCGTAAAAACAGTTAAAACCCCCGCTTTTATGGGGTATTGGGGGTCTTTGGGGGTCGCCTTGGGGGTCTCGGGGGGAAATAGATAGAGTAAGACCCCCAAGACCCCCCACCCCTTTAGGGGGGGGTAAAGGGTGGTCTCTCTTTCTGCGAATTGCGTAGCATGAACCATGCCAACTATTGATGCAAATTGAATTTATTTTTAGCATTGAAATTTGTAGCTCATAAATGTTTAAATTTGAGCTACAATAAAACACCAACTTAAAAGGATGAAAATGGAAATCAAAAAAACAGAGTTCCCGGTAACAGCCTCCGAGTTCATGGCGTTTATTGAGCCTGACATTAGATTGTGGGACGTGTCTATTTGCGAATCACTCAAAGGTGATGAAAAAGAATACCGGGTTAAATTTTGGCTAAAGACAAGCGATGGGGTTGAAGCCTATGTTGCTCACGAATATGGAAACATGCTTGTAACCATTGCTGGTGATTATTGGTTTTACCTTGATCGCGTCAATGAAGACAAAAAAACAGGATGGTCGTGGTTTCAGCAACTTCAGGAAAAAAGCTGGATTAAAGATCATCACTTAGATTTAATCAAAGAACTTGAAAGAGTTTTCGCAAATTGCATTGCGTATGATGTAAAATAATCATCAACCGCTTGATTGGTTATCCTACCAAGTTGAGGGCCTGCTCCGGGCCAGACCTATACAAGCGGATGCCCGGAAAACTTTTTTATCAACACATTAAATGTCAAGACATGAAGATTACGGCACAGCAATTGCTTAATAAGGCAGCTACGATTCAAGACCAACGCGGCAAGCAATATGACCAATCTGGCGGTGAGCGCTCAATGGGCAAGGTTGTTTCCATGTTCAACACGGTTAAAGGCTCAGAGGTTTTGACAGAGGCTGACGGATGGTTGATTCAAACCATGCTTAAGATCGTCAGGGGTGAGGCAAACGGTCCGCATGAGGACTCGTGCCTTGATCTGGTTAGCTACGCATCACTTTATGGTGAAACGCGCTTGAAGATGTAAAATAAAGCCATGACTAAGCCACTGACACCAAAACAAGAAGCATTCGCGCAGGCGGTGGCTAGTGGCTTAACTCAGTCTGATGCTTATCGAAAGGCTTATACGGTTGGGGTTAATACTAAGCCTGAGACTATTAATCAAACGTCATGCCGGTTGATGGCTGACCCCAATATTTGCGCAAGGGTCGATATTCTCAAAGGTGAACTAAGCAAGAAGGGCCTCTGGAGCCGCGAGGACAGTGTTAGGGCGCTTTTATCTGTGTTGGATGACCCAGACAAGAAGACCGACATTATCGCGGCTGTAAAGGAGCTTAATTCGATGCACGGGTTTAATGAGCCCCAAAAGGTTGACCACACATCAAGCGACAATTCAATGAGTCCGAAACCCGCTATTGAGCTAGATGCGAAGATGGTAAAAAGCATCCTAGAAAAAATAAGTGCTGACATCTAGCGAGAAGGCGGCTGTTAAAGCGGCCATGCAGGTTGATCACTTATTCTTTGCGCGTTACTTCTTCAGAATCCGAGAAGGTGTCAAATTTCGCATTAACTGGCACCACAAGGCTATTGCTGACGCTTTGCAATTGGTCATGGATGGCAAGACTAAGCGCCTGATTATCAACGTTCCACCGGGTAGCTCTAAGACTGAGCTAGCCGTTATAAACTTTATGGCGCGTGGCTTGGCATTTAATCCACGGGCTAGATTCTTGCATCTTAGCTACAGCTCTGAGCTGGCTGAGTTAAATTCAGCTAAAGCCAAAGAACTAATCACATCGGCAGAATTTCAAGAGCTATTCCCGCTACCTATTAAGTCTGACTCTAACGCCCGTGGTCGCTGGAACGTGGTCGATAGTGACGGGATCTCAATTGGCGGGTGTTATGCCACGTCAACGCTCGGGCAGGTTACTGGCTTTCGTGCTGGACACATGGCCAAAGGGTTTCAGGGTGCCATCATCATCGATGACCCTTTGAAGCCCGCTGACAGCCTTTCTAAGACCAAGCGCGATGCCGTCAACAATGCCTACATTAACACGGTGCAAAGCCGTAAGGCGTCACCTGATACGCCAGTTATTGTCATCATGCAGCGCCTTGCTGACGAAGACCTTACCGGGTTTCTTTTGAAGGGCGGTGATGGATATGAGTGGACGCACATCAAGATACCGGCCATTGCTGACTACAAAAGCTACTGGCCTGAAAAGGAGCCATTGGAAAGCCTTTTACAGCTTAAAGAAAAAGGCAATTTCACATTTGAGGGTCAATATCAGCAAGAGCCGTATATCTTAGGCGGTGAGCTGATCAAGGGTGAGTGGTTCAAACGGTACACCGAGTTGCCAGGTTGGCGTGAATTTAGCCGCCGCGCAGTGTTCGCTGATACAGCTATGAAGACGGGCGAGAATAACGATTACACGGTGTTTATTGATGCCGTATTGCTTCGCACTGGTCAGGTGTACATTTTGAACCTATGGCGTAAGAAGGTTGACGCCGTGGGGCTGTTGATTATGGCTAAGGACATTTGGGCCAGCGTATCAGTCAACAACGGGCGCGAAGCATTGCCACCTGCAAGCGGGTTCTACATTGAGGATAAAGCCTCAGGGACTGGTCTAATTCAGCAGCTAAAGCATGAACAAGGCTTTATCCCTGTCATGCCAGTACAGCGCACAAAAGACAAGCTAACCCGCGTGATGGAGATTCAGCCGCGTATTGAGTCAGGCGGCGTGTACATTCCTGAGTCAGCGCCGTGGGTTGTTGACTTTTTGAGTGAGTGCGAGGCGTTTACGGCAAATGACAGCCATAAGCACGACGACCAGATAGACCCACTGGTGGATGCTGTTAATGTGCTTATGGGTAGCAACTTTGATTTATCAGCGTTATTGTGATTTAAATTGGCGCTTTAGGTAATGGCATCCAGTGGGTTACATCGTCAACGTATGACCCGTATTCCTCATCTTGATTCGCAGGCATCCATCCTTTTTTGCTGCTGTCCGAATACCATTGATTCCAATGACACGCTTCCATTACTCCTTGTGATGTAGATGAAATTAATATACTTCCATTAATCGGAGCCGTCTCAATCGGTTGCCAGCCTTCATGTTTCTTTAGCTCAGGGATGATGTCATCTCGCAAAGTGGCAAACATCTGGTACACGACGTCAGGCATTTCTTTGCCAATGTAGTATTTATGCACTGCGCTTCTCGCATCAATTGCCAGTTGCATTATGGTTTGTGTCATGATCTTTATCCTTTTTTGTGAATGATTGTCGTAGATAAAAAGCCCCGTAGGGCTTAATTTTAGAAATCCATTGTTGCCAGTTCGTCGCGCATCATGATTTTTTCGTAAGCGTCAAAGTTGCGTTCGACAACGTTGGCAAAGTTGATTTTGTTCTTTTTTGCTGGTGTGAGTTCAATTTCCATCGCTTCGTTATCCAACAATGCGAGCAGTGCGCGTGCAGCTTCTTTGTTTCCTTTTTTGAACTCGGCAGAGGCTGCGATGTTGATCTGTTCTGCGATTGCGAGGATTGATTCGTTGTGTGTCATTTTTTTCCTTTAGGTTTCTGTGTTGATGTCTCTATTGTAGCGCAAAAACAGCCATGCAACCATTTATTTGAATTTAATCCTATAATTCGCACAATTAATTAAGGTTTATTCATGGAAAATCAAAAAAGAGGACGGGGCCGTCCGCGTAAAGATGTTGCAATACGTAACGACGGACCGTATTTAAATGTGTTCGCCAGCGTCGGCAATAGCAAAGACCGCAGCTCATACACTACCGCAGGCGTGCCTCGAATCCTTGATTTTCAAGAGCTGGAAAACCTATACCAAGGTAACGGCTTCGCCCGTCGCATTATCGACTTGCCAGCGTCTGATATGGTGCGAGCATCGTTTGAAATTGATGGAGTCGAGGATTGTGAACCTATCCTAGCTGAGCTAGAAGGCATTAATATGATGCCTAAGCTCTGTGATGCTATCAAGTGGTCTAGCCTGTACGGCGGGGCTTTAGTTGTCATGCTGGTCAACGACGGTGGCATGATGGAGGATGATCTAGTCCCTGAGCGGGCTAAGTCGTTGGAGCAGTTGCGCGTCTATGACCGCCACCAAGTCACACGGCACAAAAAGTACACAGACCCAAGTGACATGCGTTTCGGTGGCACTGAGCTTTACATGATCTCGCCTTTGGAGGGTTCGCCTTACGTGGTGCATGAGTCGCGCTGTCTGGTATTTGATGGCGTCTCAGTGCCTGACCGTACCCGCGCTATTAATGATGGCTGGGGGGCTAGTGTGCTGCAACAATGCGCCGATCAGTTGACCCGCTTTGGTATGTCTCATATTTGGGCTAACTCGTTGGTAGAGCGGGCGCAACAGGCGGTTCATGGCATTCCTGATCTGACAAACACACTACGCGCACCCGGCGGTGAGGCATTGGTTCGACAGCGTATTGACTTGGTTGACATGGCTAGGTCTATCAATAACACAGTGGTCATTGATGCTGTTGAGAGCTACGATCTAAAGTCAACCTCACTCACTGGCGTGCCTGACCTTATCGACCGCTTTGCGCTGGCTTTATCGGCTGTTACCGGTATTCCTGAGTCATTGCTATTTGGCAAGGCTACGGGCGGGTTAACGGCGTCTGGCGGCAATGATCTGGAAAACTGGTATTCCAAGGTAAGCCAGTTGCAAGAGACGATTCTTTTGCCCGCTGTTGATAAGTTGTGCGCCATTCAAATGCACATCATGGGCCGGTATGTCGAGGATTATCAGATTGAGTTTAAGTCTCTTTTTATGCCTTCTGAAAAGGAAGAGGCAGAGATTGAAAAGCTAGAGGCAGAAGCTAAGAAGATCAAAGCCGATACCCATAACATCTATATCACTGCCGGAGCACTTGACCCTTCGGAGTTGCGTAAGATGCTGGCAGAAGATGAAGATTACATGATCGATAATGTTGATCTAATGCCTGAATTGCCAGATGCTCAAATGGGTGAGTAATGGCAAAGAAAACCACATTCAACAATCCTGACACTGTAGAGCGTGAATATACGCGGGAGCTAGTCAGGTATTCAAAGAAGCTGCAAAGCGATATAAACGCCGTTGTATTGCCTGCAATTGGCAGCATGAAACGCCAGTTAGATAATGAGCTCAAGACTGACGGATGGCTTGACGAATTGGCCGCTCTGTTGCTTGAATTGGCTAACTTATCTCTTGGCCATAGCTCTATCGTTGTGCGTAAGCTACCGGGCTATTTTGAGGCCATGAGCAAGTTTAACGAGGGGCAGTTTAAGCTAGTGGTCAAGGCTAACACCGGCCTAGACTTGCCACCTGTGATGCAAGGTGCGCCATCATCGTCTATTCTTGGTGTTAATGTGTTTCGCAGTGAGCCATATCTAAAGCCGTTGGCTGAAGCGTGGGTGAGCGAAAACACCGCCTTGATTAAGTCACTTCCCACAAAATTACACCCTGAAATTGAAGGCATTATCCGGCGTGGCGTGATGGCCGGTACTTCAGTTCGTGACTTGCAAAACCAGATTAAGGAGCGTTACGGGGTGACTGATTACCGGGCGCGGTTGATAGCTCAAGATCAGGTCTTGAAGGGTAATGCTGATCTCACTAGATACCGGCTACAGTCGGTAGGAATTCGAGAGTATTTTTGGAGGACGGTCCAAGATAGCCGCGTCCGCCCTGATCACGTAGAGCGCAATGGAAAGCTGTTTACATGGGATAAACCGCCGCCAGACGGGCATCCCGGTCATCCAGTGCGGTGTCGCTGTAGGGCTGAGGCAGTTTGGGATGAGGAGCTTTAGTTTCCTGTTGCTTTAGCGATGGCTGAACGGGCTTCGTTCATAAGATCAGCACTTATAAAGAACATGCTTCTTCCTTGATTATCTTTTGCTCCACATCGCCGGCCATCTGATTCTTGCCACTCCATTGATGCAAGATCGGAAATAAGTTGTAGGCACTCTAGCAAGTCTGGTGCTGCCATTGTCATCAATATAGTAGATTCTTTTTCATCTTCGCTTACATCTTTATCGAATTGAAAGTTAAAAGAAAACCTATTTTTAAATTGCTCAATGCCTTTTCGCCATTCATGGTGCATCAATGAATAGATGGTCGTATTTACTATAAGCCAAGTACCAGGAGTGTGTTTTGTTTCCATTATTTATCCTTTGTTGTTAAGCCTTAATTGTAGCTCAAAGCAACCAGCAAACACAATGTAAAAAATAAAAAGTTTGCATGAAATTTCACTCTGTTTTTGTGTTATTGCAATGCAATTTTTTTATAGTTATAATCCGCTTACATGGAAACAACACGCTACGACTTTACGCCTATCAAGGCTGAGCTGACCAAAGACGGCTATCTACTCGATAGCCCAATCGTGGCGCGTGTTGGCATCCAAACTTACATGAATGCCGATGGCTCGGTTCGAAAAGAACTGAGACTGCCTGAAGATGTTTTTGATGCTGAGTCGCTTTCCTCCTTTGCGGGAAAGCCACTTACTGATGACCATCCTAGCGAAGCCGTAAGTTCTAAGAACTTCAAAAAGTACGCCATTGGGGTGATGACTGGCCCAGCTTACCAAGACGCTGACAATGTTCGCGTGCCTTTGATTTTGCATGACGCTGAAGCGGTTGATAAGGCCATTAAAGGCGGTAAGCGTGAGCTTTCAGTAGGCTATTCTGTCGTTCTGGATGAAACACCGGGCGTATATCAAGGCGAGGCTTATTCGGCCCGTCAAACCAAGATTCGGGTTAACCACTTATCCCTAGTAAAACGGGGACGTGCTGGTAATGCCCGTTTAACCCTTGACAATGCCTATTGTCAAGTTTCTGAAA